CCCTCTCCTCCTGCCATGCGCAGGCCAGCATGTCGATTTCAAAAGCCATGTTTCCTCCTGGCGTAAAAAAGCCCCGGCTTGCGGGGCAAACCCCTGCGCATGGCAGGAGGGGAGGGAGAGGGGGAATGCTTTGAAGGGCGGGCCGGTCACAACCCCGGCTGTATCGTTCGACCCGCGCTAGGCTCTTGGTCTTGTTCCGAATGTGTCTGTGATGCGCCGGGAACCCCCAGCACTCTCCACATCGCCGCCCATCAAAGCACTCCCGGCCCTGGTGTTACTGATAACTTAGGCCGTCGATTTCATCAATCATGGCTTGCAGCTCGTTTCGCAGTTGGTCAATGCAAGGCTTCGCATCTTTATCAAGCAATTTGCGATTGCCATAAATCGCGTGGCCATCAACAAAGTAATCCAGCAGCGCATAAGGCTTGAAGTTCATTTGCAGAACTTGTTCATTCTCACAGTGCAATCCATCATCTGCGCTCAGGCAATCAAAGCTTTCTGACACCTGCTCTACAGGCTCACAGCAGTCAAACAGAATGGCTTGACAATTGATCGCGCCGTTTTGTAGAGAGACAAATATCAGTTCGTCTTGTGTGACTACGGTGGGCAGACGCCCGTTTTTCAGTTCCATTTCTCACCTCCTTTGTTGAGATTGGCACTCCCGGCCCTGGTGTAGGGCGGGGTGGAGTTACTTGTCTCGCACTGATTCAGCAAGGGATTCGATTGCTGCTGCGATTTGAAATAGTCCAGCCGTCATCCCCATCACAGCCTCCGTTAAAGAGCCAACGCAGCCCCCTGCGGCATCAGTTCCTTTCATTGCGTCAAGCGGCGTGATTGCATTTGCAGTTGCTTTGGCCGCATCTGCAAGCCGTTGCACAACATCAACCAGGTTTGCTGGCTCAGTGTTGTCGGCATCGACGCTGCCAGATACAAAACACCGCTCCAGCGATTCGCCAATCACATGCGACTCCATAGCTATCTCCTTGTTTGAAAACCACAGCCGACTCGTTGAATGGGCTCTGGTTTTGCCATTCGTTGGAATGGCTTGCGGACATCTCCGAAACGGGAATTCCCGTTTCGCTCCCGCCGCACCGCTGGCCGGTGCTTTGCTGATCTGTATCAGTGCCGTTTTCACGCGACTTCCAATCCCCACGCGGGGCAGTCACGTTCCAGTGCTTTGCTGCTCTTCGGTAGCACCACGTCAATTCCCTCTCACGCCGGGAATGCGCGCCTGCTGTCAACTTCTCTTTCGAGCGGAACCGCAGGGGGTGGATTTTTAAGGGGCTCTTGGATGTGCGCCGATCCGCTCACCCTGTCGCTGCTTTGTGTGCTGCGATGGGCTATTGTAAACATGTTTACAGCGGAGTGGGCAAGTATTTGTAGATAAATTTACAAAAAAACAGAAAGTTGCAACGCGCATTTGGTGCTTGCGCTGCGCCGTGGTGCGCGACGGTATGCGAAATATTGCAAATATGGCTGCTCATGAAGCTGTAAACATGTTTACAATACGCGCATGAAAAAGCAAACCGCAATCGAATTGCTTGGCGGCACGCCAAAGAAGGCGGCTGAAGCCATGGGCTACCGCGCCGTGCAAACAATCTATCTCTGGCCCGAAACGCTGCCACAGGCTACGGCTGATCGTGTCGCTGGCGTGGTGGCACGTATGGCCGCCAAGCCCGCCCGCAAAACCAAGACCACAACATAGGCCGCTGAATGAGCAACAGCCTGCCCCTCAATCCCTTCCTGTCTGTGCGCCCCCCGCGCGGGCAAGACACCGCGCCCTCCAAGGCGCCACGCAAGACCAATCACAGCAAAGCACCCATGGAGGGCAATGTGCACCTGGCGCTGGACCGCAACGGCCGCCGCACGGTGAGCCTGGAGCGCCGCACCAAGGGCGGTATCACCATCGAAACGCGCGAGCAGTCGGCGGCATCGCTGGCCAAGACGCAGCGGATCAAGGGGGCGAAGGCATGACGCGCACCAGCCAGCACGATCTGTTTGGCGCGGCACCCGCTCCGCGCAGCTTTGACAAGGACGCATTGGGCTTCTTGATCGCCTATGCGCGCAAGCACCGTGGCCGCCCGTTCAGCGCCGAGCACGTCACGCTGGCTGCGCAGGAGAAGGGCATTGCCCCCTCCGATTTAAGAGCGTGGGGCGCAGTTTTCACGACCGCAGCGCGCGATGGGCACATCCGCCGCAGCGACGTTCTTTTCCAGCGCTCGATGGGCAATGGGTCGCTTTCACCAGGATGGGTAGCAGTATGAGTTGGGAAGCCTACGAAGCAGCGAAGCGCGCATGGATTGCTGCGCATCCAAACGCTACGCCTGAGCAGTACGACGCAGCCATGCGGGCGATTGCAGAGCGTCTGGGGGTGTAGCAATGGCTAACCAGTGGTTCCGCATGTATTCCGAGTTCGCAACAGATGCCAAGGTGCAGATGTTGAGCGAAGCAATGCAGCGTCGTTACATGATGCTGATGTGCCTGCGTTGCAGTAACGCCCTTGTAACGTTACACGACGAAGAGATAGCGTTTCAACTGCGTATCAGCGACGAAGAATTGGCCGAAACAAAAGCTCTGTTCATCAAGAAGGGCTTCATCGATTCCTCATGGAATTTGCTGAACTGGGAAAAGCGCCAATTTGCGTCAGATTCCAGCAAAGACCGTGTGGCAAAGCATCGCGCGCTACAAAAACAGAAGCAAGAACAGGCCAGTAACGGCGATGTAACGTTACATGAAACAAAAGCTAACGGCCTAGATACAGATACAGATACAGAACAGAGTAATAGCGCTCCTTCTGCGAAGTCGCCACGCGGCACGGCGTTGCCGAAAGACTGGACCCTCCCGGACGACTGGAAAACCTGGGCTGAGAAAGAACGCCCGGACGTGGACGTGGTTCTGGCTGCAGATTCATTCCGGGATTTCTGGATCGGCAAGGCCGGAAAGGAGGGGCGCAAAGCCGATTGGCAAGCGACGTGGCGCAACTGGGTGCGCAACCAACGGGCGCAGACGTACCGCAAAGCAGCACCGGCTGGCGACATTTGGGCGGGGGCCGTGAACTGATGACCGCTGAACTCGCCCGCATGCGCCGCCAGGGCTATTCCCCGGTTTCGGTCTTTGTGTACGTAGGCAAGCCGCCGAAGTGCGTGCAGCCAGCCCCCGATGTGATCGTGGTCGAGCGCAACCCGCGCGCCATGGACTGGCGCCCACTGATCGGCCTGCACGTCGATGTGGTCGAGGTGGGGGACCAGGGCGACCTGTACCGCGAGACGGTGCAGTGCGCGGAATCGGGGAAGCCACGCTCCATCGGTCTGCTGTGCCGTGCTGGCATTGCCGGGCTGAACCCTGGCCACGAACAACTTTTGGCCCGCCTTCAAAGGACCCTCAATGCAATTCCTCACTGACGACATCGATTTTGCAGCCTACGAGCGCGAAACCGACGCGCAGGCCAACGTCAAGCCCGCATCCGTTTGGATGGACGAGCTGATCTTCAAACTTCAGAACCCTGACCAGACCAAAAAGGTGCGGCTGCCGTGGGAGCAGGCGCGCGAAGCGTTTGCATTCCGTCCCGGTGAAGTGACGTTGTGGGCAGGCCAGAACGGCCACGGCAAAACGCAGATCGTCTCGCAGGTGGTGCTGTCTCTCATGGGCCAGGAGGAGAAGGTGGTGGTGGGCTCTTTCGAGATGAAGCCTGGCACCACGCTGGCGATGATGTGCCGCATGTACGCGGGCACCAACCCGTTCAGCCCCGAATACCAGGGTAGTGCCGGAGTGGAGATCCTGACCAATCTCTACAAGGAGTTCGGCGAGTGGACTGACAACCGCCTGTGGGTCTATGACCGCCAGGGCACGGTGAGCGCGAACCAAGTGCTGGGCATGGCCCGCTACTGCGCGAAAGAGCTGGGCGTGACGCATATCGTGATCGACAGCCTGATGAAGTGCGTCATGGGTGAGGACGACTACAACGGCCAAAAGGCGTTTGTGGACGAACTCACCGCCCTGGCGCGCGACAACATGGTGCATGTCCACCTGATCCACCACTTGCGCAAGCCCAGCAAGGAAACGGACATCCCGGACAAGCACGACACCAAGGGGTCAGGGGCCATCACCGACCTGGTGGACAACCTGATGCTGGTTTGGCGCAACAAGGGCAAAGAGGACGACGTGAAGGCCAAGGGCCGGGCTTCGACCAAGAAGGACGAGCACGACGCCGCCATCCTGTGCCGGAAGCAGCGCAATGGGGAAGACGAACCGACGATTCGGCTGTGGTTCGACAGGGACTCCAAGCAGTTCAAAGGCGACCCGAACGACCCGCTGATGTTCTTCCGTAACTGGCCGCATCGCGAGACTGGGTACTGACATGCTGTGGAATCTCCACTGCGCCCGCTGCGGCCGCGTCACCCTGCACCCCGCCGTGGTAATCGGCGTCCTGCCTTTCGGCCGCGTGTGCGCACGCAAGGCCGGTCTGGTCGAGCCCAAGCGCCGGAGCCGGGCGTCTGAGGCGCGCCGGGATGCCCGCACGATGGATCTGTTTGGAGGTGCCCTGTGAGCTACATGGCCGAAGCAAACGCCATCGCAGCCCAGCTGCGCGGAAGGGCAAAGCCGCCAGGGAAAAAGGCGCAAGGCCCCACGCAGAGAAATCAAGACGTTTTTGCGTTCATGCGCCTATTTTTCTTGGAAAACGACCAACTGCCGCCCGTTGCAACGGTGTGC